CTACGTTCCATGCTACGCCAGGTAAACCTATTGTATCATCAGATGATGAAACAGCAAGATCACCTGACGGTGATAAATCGCTCATTCGGGTCAGGACGAACTTTTTTAACTGAGTCATAAACGGCACATCAGTGATGATCGCTTTATAAGACGCACCATCCTTGGTCAACCGATCTGGATGATCCCATTTTGTAAGTTTAGCGAAAGAGCCCTGTATATTCGCCAATCCCATTAGCGTACCGAAGCCTTTTTCACGATCGCGGAACACATCGGGAAGCTCGGCTAACGTTCGTTGGATGAGAGGCGTGGGTCTGAGTTGCACCCAACCCTTATCTGCGTTGTAGGAGAAGTCCTTAGTCACAGTATTCAGAGCTCTATTGATAAGGACGGGTATGACAAAGGCATATAATGGATCATCCCGGTGGTTCGTTGACGTAGCGGTATAATTCGCTTTCAGCCATTGGGACACGTAACGACGGACGTTCTCGGGTACACCTTCAGTCTGATTAGTACGTCGCGCTGTGATATCGGTCCACCATGCCGGCAGGAGACCCAAATAACCGGCATCCTTATACGCAGAGCGGGTCATCATACCTTCCCAATTCGCGATTGATAAGGCGGCAGCGACGAGCTCGTCCGCCGTGAAACCATGGCGAGGTCCTTGATTATAGATCATGTACAATCCCGCGATGAGAAGGGGGTCGGAGAAAGCGGAGGACCACCCTGGTGCACGTCCAGGAAAGGATGGAGCATCTACACCTATGGAAGTAGCGACTGGTTTAAAAACCCGTTGTGAATCTGAGCTCTTACTTAAACCGCTCGCACCAATACGCGAGCCGACGGCCTTCGCACCAGGTTTAGTGATAGCGAGTCCCAAACTAGAAGCTAGTGACCCTGCCATATCCTCGAGTAGAGAAGTAGCTGATTCACCAGGTCGCTCGATTGGAATGCGATCGTGGGCAAAATTGTTTTTCATATTTTAAAAAATTGTAGTTATAAATTAGTGTGGCTATTAATAATCCGATTCATCGGCAGAGTATTACGCTTTAATCTTTTTAGTGATGAGGGAGAAGGCGACCTCCACTAAACGTTTTGCGATCGTCGCGCTAACGTCAGATCCTGTCTGATCCTGCTTCGCAGTGGTGCGCTCGCGATAGATCGTGCCTTGTTTTGGGTCTACGCTATCAATCTCAACACGGGAAATGTGCTCATAATCAGAGCGGGAGCCATCAAGCGGCACATACCCCCAGCGTTCAGCATTGCGACGATCGGTGCTTCGAGTGAGAAGCCCACTCGCCGAAGGGGGAGGGATAATGAGAGCCATAGTACTGTGTACAGAGGCATGTGAGCCGGGTAGCAAAGCGAGGGAAGGTAGCAGTAGATGAAATCCATCGCCGATGACGTAACGGGGGGTTTCAGCGGCAATGTCCTCTAACATCGATAAGACGAGGAAGGAAAACCGAGAGGTCTGGCTCACAGAACCAGTTGAACGGATTGCTGAGACAGCGTCCGCCCATTTCTTCAGTCCTTTATGGTTGAGGATAGAGGGCGATGTGAGCCCGTCCCACACGACAGGGTCGATACCAAGAGCGGCGAGAGCAGCAGGGGATAAGCCCACCTCTGAGCTCTTGGAACCAAGCGCGTCAAATACGGGGTCTAATACATCAACAGCGTTGCGATCGAAAGAAACGACTTTCGCATTTGCAATCAACATGGGATCGTAGTCGTATACTGCTTGCGCTAGATTTCTCACGTAGATATCCAACGCGTCTTCCGCTGTATAAGATTTCTGAGGACCGAATAAGCCAGCTGCAGCTCGCAGTGCCAGCCCAGTGATGAGGTCTTCATTGGCTAGTACTCCACGAACAGGACCACTCATGTTAAGTTGTCTGAGATACTGCTCACCATAGGTTACGAGTAACCCAGCAGCGAGCGAACGACCGGACGGTCGAATAAGATCTCGATGGGAAGAGCCGTACGAGAAGATATCACGATCATCCATGATAACAGTTGGCCCATCACCACTGGTATCGTCGTTTAATGAGCTGAAGAAGCGGAGACCCTCAATAATGAGAGGAATGATGATTGCTGGATTCATACGTAGAGTTTTTAAAAGTTGAGTAAATAAATCACCGGCGCCTCCCGGCGCCAGCAGATCTCG